GCGATTGCCGTTTTCATAGTTACCTCTTAATTTTTCGAAAAATCGTGGCCCGTTCTGTTGCTAGGTGGAACCATACCCCGTGAGATTATGCCGCTACGCGGTAATCCTCGATTGCAAAGTTATCGTTTGCAGTTATTTAAATCTTGCGGTTGAGGTCGCTTGCGCACCTGCTTCTCGCTTTAACTTTTACTACGTCTGTCGATCCTATTTCAGGCCCATCATAAACACACTAGGATCAACATAGCCTAGTGCATATGCTATTCCCATTTCTATACCTAGTAAGATTACAAGTCCTAAGACTGCAACACTTACTGCCATAGGTAGAAACATAAAGTCTTTCCAAGTTCTTTTTCTTGTGCAACAACTACTCATGTTATCTCCAATGTGTTTATGGTGGACCTGCTGGGTACTGCCCCCAGGTCCTGTCCAGCGTTTGAATTGCTTCAACGTTGTAAGTATATTTATAACACCTTAAAGGTAGTTTGTCAAGAGAAAAACGTATAAAAAATAACAGGTATAGTGAGCTATTTGATCAACACCTTGGATTGTCCAAAATGTGCTAGAGTTTGTAGTCACTTTGTAATATTTTGTACAAGTGGTTTTAACATAATCTATTATGAAATGTAGTACAAAATCTAGCAAAGCTATCAATATGGCATTTAAAACGCCACTAAAAAATAAACATACTATAAAAGTTAGCAGAGAGTGATCTGCCGCGTGTATGTAGCCCTTTGGGCTCTTTAAGTTGCTTTTATCACCAGATGTAAGCCGACTTTGTAGGACGAGATCTGCTAGTGCGTGTTTGATTACTAGCATGAATAATAACATGGCTTCCGCCATAACCTCTCCTATTCTGGAATGTGAACTACTTTGATATCGACTGCGACTGGTTTACCATTATGATCTGAAATTTCATATTCTACAATCATGTTCTGTTTAACCGTTTTGATTCCTGATTTTCTAAATTCAGAAACGTGTACGAAGATGTCTTTCTCAGTCTCTCCTCGTGATAAAAAGCCGTAGCCTTTTACATGATTGTACCATTTAAGTTTACCTTGTTGTGCCATATTTAGAAATGCCCTTCTTAGCAAGGGGGGCCACTTCATGTAGCTCCCCTAACTTTATATTTATTACATTGCGTTCTTTTTTTCTTGGATCTCAGCTCTGCGAGCTTTTGCCAATTTACCCATTTCGCCTAGAGCTTTTCTTGCTCTTGCGGCCGCGGCTTTTACACCTTTGGTATCAAAAGACTCAGCTTCTGCTAGGTATGCTTCGTACTGAGCTTTAATTTGTTCGTGAATGTCTGACATAATTATCTCCTTTAATTGACTACTTTGAGTCCAGTTGTTGATTCTATATATTGCTTCGCTGTTGTCTCACTAGTCTTAGCAATGAATACAACGTTTCCTAGATTAATTAGCATTTCTGTGTCCATGCTCACTGTCAAAGCGAACGGAACCATTCCAATTCCCTTTTCAGTCATGGTTAAAACCATAGGCTTTTTAATCTTTATAGAATCGTCTTTAACATCCGTGACTCTGGCTACTACTTCTTCGCCAGCTACAGTTTTGAATGTGACGGTATCACCGACACTGTATGGTTTTTCTATTAACATTAGCCTGTCGCACTCCCTGTTCCGTTGAACCCTGTATCTTCAATGTAGCTCAACAGTTGCTCATAACCACCAACGTGATGTCCACCTATAAAGATCTGGGGAGCAGTTCTGGGAGCAGGCAATCCTTTGTCTTCAAAAAGTTGCATCAACTCAGCAGGCTGAATGTCAGATCCGATAGTCTTTTCTGTGTATGTCAAATTCATGTTCTTGAAAACATTTTTTGCTTTTACACAACTAGGGCACATTGGTTTGCTATAAATTGTGATGTCCATCATAAACTAAATCCTTTCAGTACATCTTCATCTACGTCTTGTTTAATGCCCCCGATTATATAACTCTCAACTTCAGTTTCCTGTGGTGCCACCTGTAGTCCTGAACTTGAAAGCCAGTGTTGTGTCCAAGGCAAAGGATTATTATTAAGTGGGCGATCATATATTGGTTTGTATCCAAGAGCCTTAAGCCTCTTGTTTGCGATAAACTCTACATAATGATGTAGAAGTTCTTCGTTTAATCCAATGATTGCTCCATCCTTGAACAAATAATTTGCCCATGCCTTTTCTTCATCAACACATGTTCTCCACATGTCAAGAACTTCTTCTTCACATTCGGACGCTATCTTTTTCATTTCCGGATCATCTAAACCTTTGATCCAGTTTTTGATAACGTGTGTTGATAAATTCAAATGCGTTGCTTCATCTCTAGCAACTAACGATACGATCTTTGCCGATCCTTCCATGTTCTTTGATTCGGCAAACGAAAAGGTACATGCGAAAGAAACATAAAAACGTAACCCTTCAAGAATGTTTACGTTCATCATGGCTAGAAATAGCTTTTTCTTCACGTCTCTCAACGAACCTTTCTTGCGTTGGAACCAATCATCAGCCGCAAGTGTGAAAGCATCGTAATTTTTTGTTACTGATTTTGCTCTTTTGAGAATCTCTTTATCATCTAAAATTGTATCAAATACTTCCGAAGGATCTGAATATACATTTTTAATGATATGTGTATACGAACGTGAATGGATTGTTTCAAAGAAATCCCAAGTTACAATACATCCTTCTAGTTCTGGAATCGATACGTAAGGTAAGAAAGCCAAACTAGGACCACGTCCTTGAACGCTATCCAACAGTGTTTGATATTTTAGATTGGCAGTAAAGATGTGTTTTTGCTCTGGTCTAAAGTTTGCGAAATCAGCTCTGTCTTTTTGTAATGAAACTTCTTCCGGTCTCCAAAAATAACCAAGCATGGTTTGGTTCAACTTATCAAACTCTGGGAATTTAAATGTATCATACCTTTGTGTGTTTTGATCTGGACCAAAGAACATTGTGCTCTTTGTAAAATCTACTTTTTCTTTATTGAATACTGTTTTTGCCATTTGTTAATCCTTCCGTACCTCTAGTATAACATACCTCTATGCCTGTGTCAACTGTTAAATCGCACAAGCCTCACAATAATCTTCATACTCTTTGTCGGTTCCGTTAAACTCTTCACGCTGAACCGGATTTTCTTTTACATTATCATGCCAACCCAAAGAATGTTGTGGATCCTCTACACTGCCATCTGACTTATAATCGTAAGTGTTTTGATAGTAGCTTGTTTTCCACCCATACTTGTATGTATTTAACAAGTCTTTGATCATTACACTCATAGGCACTTCATTGTTATCAAAGTGTGTAGGATTGTAACTCCAGTTTCCGCTGATAGCTTGATCAAAGAACTTCTGCATAACTGCTACGATGTTAATATATCCATCGTTATCTGGCATGTCCCAAAGCAGAGTATAGTAGTTTTTCAAGGTTTGATACTGTGGTACAACTTGCTTCAATGGACCTTTTTTACTCTTCTTAACAGACAGATATCCTCTTGGAGGCTCAATACCATTAGTAGCATTGCTAACAATGGATGAACTTTCGCTTGGCATCTGTGCTGATAGTGTAGAGTGTCTTAATCCGTTTTGTTTAATTTCTTCTCTTAACCAATCCCAATCATACTGTAGTTTGATATCACAAATGTCATCAAGTTCTTTTTTGTAATGATCGATTGGTAAAAGGCCGTCGGCATACTTTGTTCTATCAAAGTATTCACACCTACCTTTTTCTTTTGCTAGATTATTAGATGCTTTCAACAGATAAAACTGGAATGCTTCTGTAAGCCTATGAACTAGTGTAAGTGCTTTCTTATCGCCATATGACACTTGGTTCTTAGCAAGATAATGTGCTAGTCCGATATAACCTACACCCAACGAACGTCTTGCTTTTGTGCTTATCTCTGCCGCTTTGATTGGATACTTTTGATAATCAATTATCTCATCTAATGCTCTAACGGCAAGATCGCAAAGCTCTTCCATGTCGTCAAGCTCTTTGATAAGACCTACATTAATAGCTGAGAGAATACACAGAGC